GGAGACAAAATGGCTACTGCAAAGGAAGTATTAATCCGTCTTGAGGGGCACGAGAAAGAATGTAGTGTCCGGTATGCTAATATTGAGAAGCAGTTAGACAGTGGCTCTGCGAAGTTTAAGAAAGCGGAACTCATGCTTTGGAGTATGTACCCGTTAATACTAGGCTCTGCCTTACTCGATAGGGTATTGTAATGAGTATCGTAGCTTCTTTAATCGGCCCAGTAACGGGACTTCTTGACAAGTTCATAGAAGATAAAGATCAAAAGAACGCTCTAGCACATGAAATTGCTACCATGAGCGACAAAGCATCGGCTCAAAATGCCATTGCTCAAATTGAGTTAAACAAGGCTGAAGCCCAGTCGGGTTCTCTGTTTATCGGCGGGTGGAGACCCTTCGTTGGCTGGACGTGCGGTGTGGGCCTTGCTTACAATGTAATAATATCTCAGATACTTTCTATTTGGTTTGAAGTTCCAACAGTTGATCCCTCTCTACTAACGCCTGTTCTCATGGGAATGCTAGGAATGGGAGCCATGCGTTCATACGAAAAGAAGAATTCTGTAGCAAGGGAAAAGTAATGTTTAAGTATTTTAAAGTTGAAGATTTTAATTGCCAAGAGACAGGCGAGAATTCTATGGATATTGAGTTTATTAAAGCTCTTGACCATTTACGTGCGGCCTGCGGCTTTCCGTTTGTAGTTACCAGCGGGTTTCGCAGTAAAACTCACAGCGCAGAAGCCCGTAAAAGTACTCCCGGAACCCATGCATCCGGCATTGCCGCTGACATTAAAGTCTCTGGAGGCGCACAACGCCTAGCTATTGTAAAACATGCTTCAGCTATGGGAATGTCCGTAGGGGTTGCTAAAACTTTTGTACACGTAGACACGCGTAAGACTGAACAGATGTGTTGGTGTTACTAGGAAAAGATTATGCCGCTCAAAAAACTAGCACTGAAAGCAGGCGTTAACCGCGAAAACACTAGATATACTAACGAAGGTGGTTGGTACGAATGTGATAAGGTGCGGTTTCGTCAAGGTACGCCGGAAAAGATTGGTGGGTGGCAGCGTATATCTGACGCAGTGTTCTTGGGTGTATGTCGATCTATATGGAACTGGGTAACACTAGGCAGTCAGAACTTAGTAGGTCTAGGCACAAACCTCAAGTTTTACATTGAGAACGGTGGAGGCTACTACGACATAACTCCTTTACGTAAGACAGCGGCCACTCTTGGTAATGACCCGTTTGTTACTACTAATAATTCAGCTAATGTTGTTGTTACTGACGCTACTGGTGGGTACACAGTAGGTGACTTTGTTACTTTTAGCGGTGCCGATGCTGTAGGTGGGTTAGACTTAAATGGCGAATTTCAAATAATAGACTTTGCCAGTGCAACATCTTATACAATTACTGCGGGTTCAAACGCTTCAAGCGGTGCTACAGGCGGTGGTAATTCAGTTACTGCGGCCTACCAGATAAATATTGGCCCTGCGTTTGCTATACCTATTCAAGGTTGGGGCGCGGCGGCTTGGGGACAAGGAGCTTGGGGCGTAGGCGCTGAGTCCGTAGAAGAAGTACGTCAATGGAGCCAAGCTAACTTTGGTGAAGACCTTATATTTGGCACTCGTGGAGGCACGTTATTCTACTGGGATGCATCTGTTACAAACAACTTAAATCAAAGAGGCGTAACTTTATCTTCTGTAAGTGGGGCATCTAACGTACCCACTATTCAAAATTTAGTATTAGTGTCGGATATAAGCAGGTTTGTATTTTGTTTTGGGTGTAACGATTTAGGGTCATCTTCCCTAAACACTATGCTCATACGGTGGTCAGACCAAGAAGATGCTACAAACTGGACACCTTCCGCTACTAATCAGGCAGGTGATTTAATATTGTCTAACGGCACCAACATTATTGCTGCAAAACAATCGCGCCAAGAAGTACTAGTATGGACAGACTCTGCCCTGTACGCGTTACAGTATGTAGGCGCACCCGCTGTTTGGACTGCTCAGTTAGTAGGTGAGAACATATCTATAGCATCACAAAATGCTGTAGCCTATGCAAACGGTGTAGCTTACTGGATGGGTAGAGACAAGTTCTACATGTACGATGGACGTACCAAGCCTTTACGATGTGACTTACGTAAGTTTATATTTAACGATTTTAATGTTACTCAATACCCACAAGTATTTGCTGGCACGATAGAGTCATATCACGAAGTATGGTGGTTCTACTGCTCTAGCAGCTCTACGGTAGCAAACAAGTATGTGGTGTATAACTACCTAGAAGATGTATGGTACTACGGCACCTTGTCTCGCTCTGCTTGGTTAGACTCTGGACTTAGAAACAACCCTCTAGCAGCTACTTATACCTTTAATCTAGTTGACCATGAAGAAGGCGTTGACGACAATGAGACAGGTACTACAGCTCCTATCGCCGCCTTTATAGAGTCTGCTCAGTTTGATCTTGATGATGGGCACCAGTTTATGTTTGTTCATCGGTTGATACCAGATATTACTTTTGATGGGTCTCTAGTAAACTCTCCTAGTGCTACTATGTCTTTGCTACCTCTAGCTAATTCTGGTTCAGGGTATAACAACCCGTTGTCTGAGGGGGGATCAAACACTGGCGCTATTACTAGAACTGCTGTAACACCTGTAGAGAAGTTTACAGGCGAAGTATATACTCGTGTACGAGGCCGTCAAATGGCTATGAAAATAGAGTCTAGCGCCGAAGGAGTAACTTGGCAGTTGGGTTCTCCCCGAATTGATATGCGACCTGATGGTAGACGATAATGGCTGTAGACCGTACTAGATATAATGTACTCTTTCGTGCGCCCGCGCTGCCGTACCCTCCAGAAGAGTATACTGCACAAGAATTTGAAGAGTTTAACAAGATACTACGTATCTACTTTAATCAGTTAGACAACGCGCTTCGCAATGCTACGTATAATCAGCAAGCCGAAGCCTCTACTTGGTTTATGAGCTAATGGCTAATACCTACGTAAATGCAAAACTCGACCTAACTGCTAATAGTGTAACTACGCTGTACACAGCGGTTGGCCTAACTACAGGCATTGTTAAGTCTATATTAGTCTCTGAAGACTCTGGTAATGCGGATACAATTACTGTTACTGTAACTAATGGTAGTTCGGTGTTTAGCTTGTTTAAGACAAAAGCTATTGGCGCTAATGCTACTGTAGAATTATTAACTGCCCCCCTAGTATTACAACCTACTGAGATACTAAAAGTCACTGCGGCTACTGCTAATAGGTTACACGTTGTAGCAAGCATATTAGAGATTACGTAAGATGCCGCATATCCCAAAACATAAAGATCTTTTTGATGATTCAAATGATCCTACAGTCCCAAAGCCTCCCCTATATTCTGACCCAGACTTAGGTGGATTCGGTGACTACTGGGATTTTCTTGAAGACGGCAGTATTTTTGACTACGAAACTCCTCCTTTATCTCAATTAGAATCTTTTAAAGAATGGCAGTCTTCAGTTTCACGAGACCGTTTTTCTGATGAGTACTCTTTGCAGCGGTATCCCGGCCAAACTTTCCTAGGTATGGGCGCTTTAGCCACTCCTGAGTGGTTTCCAACATCGTACAAAGCCTACAAATATTCTATGCCTTCTCAGAATGCATCAGCGGGCAATATTACTCTTGCTATTGATTCTATCCAAGAGAGTTACGGCGAAGACTTTGCTAATTTACTTTTAACTTTAGACTCCATAGGTGGCGGTGGTTGGGATGCCTCAGTAGGAGATATTGATTGGGATGCTGTAGCTGCTGCGGCTGAATTACCTTTTGACATTAACACTGTTTTAGAAGACACAAGTTACTTAGTAGACTTTGAAACTTACCAACCTAATGGAGAAAGTCTAGCTGAACAAAGTTGGTTTACCCCTGAGAAAAAAGAAATACTAAATAAGTATTTTGAAGGTATGCAAAACCCTTTGTCAGGGGATCAGGGTACGTATATAAAAGCAAATGCTTGGGCAAGCGCTAAAAAATCGTTAGCCCTTGGTGTAGACCCAGACAAAGTATTTGCAGAATTAAACACCCTGTCAGACACGCCTCACTCCGAGTGGGAGGACATGCCATATAATACAGGCAATGGCGTTTACGCGGCGGCGGTTGAAGGGCCACAGGTAGTATTTGACACTATTAATGCTGAATATGGCTTAGAAAAGTACCAAGAGTTTACTGCTGACTTAGAACAAGCTAGATCAGAAGACCCTGACGCTTTTGCTGAGATGTATGGCTTCTTACCTTTACAAGACAAGTTAACTTACTTGCACGGGTTACACGTTTCAGGAGGAATAAACAAAGAACAGTATGAAAGTTTATATGTTCAAGAAGTTAACGCTAACTACGACGCGGTAGAAAATCCAGACGCAATGAAATTTGTAGGTATAAACGATA